GCGTTAATCTCGTCTTTTTTGTCGGATAGTTCTGTTTTTAGTTCGTTAACAACAGATTCTAAATCTCCGTGTCTTTCATCAATACGTTTTTCAACGTCTTGCATAAGCCTTTCAGCTCCTGATAGACCGGCGGTTACTATTGTTTTAACTTTTTCTTGCTCAGCTTCTTTTTCAGCTACTTCTTGCATTACTGCAGTAGCTTTTTCTTCGGCTTCGCTTACTTCTTTTGCTTTCATTTCAGCTTGTTGCATTGCGATTTTAGCAGCAGTTGATTTTGCCACCTCTTCCGCGAACGCTTTCAAGTCAATCTCAGCATTTGGAGTAGTTTTTTCTGTAGACATATGTCTCTCCTGTTGAGTGGTTTTACCCACGGCTTGTGGCGATTCAACTTCTTCAGTCTTCACTGCGTCCATTACAATAGCCTGTTTACTTTCTTTCGAAAAGTCAGCTTTCCATTCATCATATTCTGATTGAGAATCGAATGATTTTGCAATCGAGAACATTGCGGCCTGGTTGCAAGGTACACTCACAACAGACACTTCAAATAGTTCTGCGTCCTTTATCTTATATCCATCGGTTTCCTTTAGATAGTCTGCGTCCTTTACTCGGAAACCCACGGAAAATGCTCCAAGAACGCCATCTTTAATAAGATCTTTTATATCACCTGCGCTCTTAGAGATTTTAGCTCCAAGCTCGAGGCCTTTGTCGGTAACTTCTAGTGAAGTCGCACGACCAATTGGTTTGTTGTAGTCATGGTTAAATAGAATAATTGGATTACCTTTAAAGTTATCCAACCCACCATTCTTAGTCCATGCTTCATGATCAATACAGTCACCGGCTCTGTCGCTATGGTTAGTGCTTGCATATCCTTTGATATTTACACTTCCGTCGTCGTCTTCGTTTAGAGCTTTGAATGTTGATGACCAATGAAAAATTTTATCTGACATATTACTTACCTTTCTTTACTTCAGCTTTTTTAGGAGCTGGCTTTGCCTTTGGTGTTTCCATGACAGTATTATCTACTCTCATTTTGTGTTCAATCATTTGGGTCATTCTACCCCATGAGCCAAAAGCTCTTTTAGCAACTTGAAAACGCATTGGTACGTCTGTTGCTTCTTTATATTCTACTATTGAAAGTACTCTGCCTTTCGACATAAAGTAATCCATTAGTGTTTTAAGAATTGCTGGTTTATTCATCTGTAGTTTCCTCTGTTTCTTCTGGTGGTCTGCCACCTTCGCTTGGGTCAGCTGCGCTGCCCGCTATATTTGCTGGGACTCGTAAGTCATCATGTCCATCTATTGATTCCATGTTCATTGCGTCCCTGACTTCGTTAGGTGTCATAATACCTGTATTAACTAGTGTTGCATAGTAAGCTGCTTGGTCTCTTAGTTCTGGTTGTAGAGCTGGTACACCGTGTACATCTTCGTCTAACTTAAATCCAAAGTATCTTTCTAAAGCATGGTTCATTTTTCTAACTATAGGTAGTACTGTTTCTAGGTAGTATAGTCTATGATTAGGTCTAATGTTTGCATTGTTTCCACCATCTAAAAGAATTGGTGGTACACCCATAGCTTGTAATATTACTTTCTCATTTGCTGCAATAGAAGGCTGGAAGTCTAGTTCTTTAAAGTTTACTTTAGTTAAACTATCTACTTCTAATCCGCCGTCTAGTATAAGTGGTCTTCTACCACCATTTTTTGGATTGTATCTTTGTGCCCAAGCTGTTAACATTCTTTCTTTGATTCTGTCAGAAAGTGTATTTGGACTCTTTAGTACTAATCCTGGAACTGCTCCATTTAAAAAGAAGTTATCCTGAAATTTTCTCATGCTGTCTAACAGATACATTGTTCTGTAAGCTGCTTTAAGTCTAGGTACACCCCTATAGATTGAATGAAATGAGTTTTCTTTAATATGTATAATTTCTTTAGGAGTGTAGTCTATGTGTCCATCATATACATACTTGCTCACATAGGTCTGAGTATCAGCTTCTATGGTAACATTGTTAGCGGGTAAATGATAGAGGTGAACACCATCAAAATAAATGAAGATGTTACCATCAATCAGTAAGTCAATTATAAGATTTCTCTTAAAAGTGTTTACATCCTGAAAAGGGTTTGGCTCTTTGTTTAGTAGTAAGTCTACCTTTGTTCTACGAATATTTTGAACTATTGGAGTTATACCTTGTATTTTTTCTCCAACTTCAAAAGGAATGTCAGCTACGTCATCAACAATCATGTTGACAGAACGATTAACTACTTCTAGTTCTTCGTAAGCGGAGCGATAATTATCTTTCTTCTCACGAGTATCTATTGATATTCCTTCATCAAAGGCAATATGACGCTGAGCAGAATTTAACTTCTCCTCATTGTTTGTTCCTAAGAATCTATCATACCATGCCATATTTGTCTCTCTGTATCTTCACCCATCTTTTTTGTTTTATTGCTGTTGACAGCTTTGGCCTTTTGCCATAAATACTATGTAATCTTAAATGATGAGTTTTACATAGTGTAGCTGCTTCGTCGTATACTTCGGTAAGGTGTTCCTCAATGAACTGTTCTCGAAGATTCATAATTTGGTCGGCTGAGGTAATAGTTAATTTATTTACCTTCATCCAAGTATATAGTAACTCGGTCATTCCATAGAAGTGGTGAAACTCTAAGTTTTCTGTATCACCGCAAATAAAGCACTGGGTATCTTTTTGATATCCTGATTTGGCTTTGTCCCGTACGTACTTGACTAAATCTCTTTTTAAATCCATAAATTCCTATTACTGAAAATTATACCAAAATTTCACCTTTTTGTCAAGAACAATTTTTTGGTAGGTTGTTTAATTAAAATGACCCTGATGATGTCTCAAATGTATACAGTGCATATCTAAGGGCATCTGCCATGTGACTTGCCATATTGTGTTTTGGCTTCTCTCTTAGTAAGTTAGGATTAGGGTCCCATTGATATTGGTCGACGCATGTTAATGCTTGAGAGCATCTTTGATCGATGTGAAGTGTGTCATTATCTATTATACCAGCTACTTGTCCTATACCGTCTAGTACAGACTTTTTAGCATTAATAGTACTAATGTCATAATTTTGTGCAAAGTCAAAACGAGTTTGCTGTGCGGCTGAATCGATATAAATATAGTCTATTCTATACTTAATTATCATTTTATTGATTTCTATAGCATGCTGTTCAGTAGTTCTTTCAGCGTCCATATACTCATCTATGAGGTAGTATTTATGCTCGTCCCAATCATATGCTATCACGCAAAGTGCTGTTGGATCTTTGTAACCAACGTCAAGACCTGCGAATACATCCATATTGCTAGTATCAAGTTGTTCAAAATCTCCGACTTGAGTTTCGAAATTAAAGTTCCAGACCTGCCCTTCATAAGTATTGAAGTCAGCTAAGTACTCTTGTGAAAATTCTGATGCTGACATAGCTTTCTTTGCTTCTACTATGTCTTGCTCACTGATTCTTGGGTTTTCGTGATAGGTTGCTCTAATAGAACACCAGTCTTGAAATTCATCGCTAAACCCTCTGTGATAGAAGTCCGCAAACCAGTTGTTTCGTCCCCTTGGAGTTGAAATGAATACTGCTTTGCTGTTCTCTTTATCCAATGTAGGTCTTAGTGCTACATTGAACGCATCTTTACCATCAGCCAGTGCGGCTTCGTCAAAAATGATTAAGTCATAACTTCTACCAACTGTAGAGTCCACCTGATTCACAGAGCCCATTCGTATAGTAGAACCGTTGGAGAGTTCTATAACTTTATCTTTCGCATTATCTTTAGTAACCTCCAAGTCAAAATGTTTAATAAGTTGTCTTTGTAGGTCAAAAGAAATTTGGGAAAGTGAGTAGTTCGGTGACATAATTAATATGTTGGAGCCTGGCACGAGTGATACAAGTTGTCCTATGACATTTGCAATATACGTTTTTCCTTGACGCCTTGATAAGGCGGCACACACGAATCTATACTTTGGGTTGTTTATGGCATTGATTAATGCCTTTTGCGAACTATTAGGTTCAATACCTAATAAGTCCATATAGCTATTAATTGGCAATTTGATAAACCTTTCGGATTGGTCAAAGTGCATCAATTCAGTGCTAATAATATCTGTTCTGCTGA